TGTAACATTGTAACATAAGAACATAGGTTCGATTATTTTGAAAAAACACCAAAGGACTGAGCAAAGATAAAAAAAAAAGGAGTTGATAAGATGCAGATAATCATGAAGGATCTAAAAGAGCTGATACCTTACCGGAACAATCCCAGAAATAACAAAGGAGCTGTGAAGGAAGTTGCAGCAAGTATTAAGGAGTTCGGTTTCAAAGTACCCATTGTGATCGACAGTGCCGGTGTTATTGTTTGTGGCCATACCAGGTATGCAGCTTCCAAACAGCTAGGACTTACAGAAGTACCTTGCATTGTTGCTGATGATCTGACGGATGAGCAGATAAGAGCTTTCCGGCTGGCCGATAACAAGGTATCTGAAAAAGCCACATGGGATATGAGCTTACTGAGTGCAGAGCTGGAAGCACTTGATTTTGATATGACCGCTTTTGGATTTCCAGAGCTGCTGCCAGATCCGGAAGAAGATGAGCAGAAAGAGTATGGAGCAGAAAGAGAGCGCACAGCTGATGCGTATAATCTCACAGATTTTGATGCTACCAGGGTGGCTGGCTTTTATCAGATGCCGATCATAGAGCCTTGCAAGGTGGTACCAAAGAAGCTGATAGGCTTTAACTATGTGCTCAGCTCCGGTGATAAGTACACAGATTGTGGAGTACATTTCTTTCTGGATGATTACCAGTTTGAGCGCATTTGGAATGATCCGCAAACATACATAGAGAAGCTTGCCAAGTATGATTGTGTGCTTACTCCGGATTTTAGCTTGTATCTTGATATGCCGGTGGCAATGCAGATTTGGAATGTTTACCGGAGTAGGCTGATAGGACAGATGATGCAGAGTGCCGGTGTTAAGGTGATACCTACTCTGAGCTGGGCAAGATCTGAAAGCTTCCAATTTTGCTTTGATGGATTGAAGAGTGGTGGTACAGTGGCCGTAAGTACAGTGGGAGTAATGCAATCTGAGGAAGCACAGGAGCTTTGGAGAGCTGGGATGGATGAAGCATTAAGACGGATCCAGCCTAAAACAATCCTAGTTTATGGATCTGAGATTGATTATGATTTCCACAAGGCCAAAGTAGTACATATTGCAGCAAGAAAATTTAATGATTGAGGAATTGTGTTACTTGTGTTATATTTAACTTGAGTAATACTATTCTTAGAAAGTGAGGATGGAATTATGCAGATGAGCAAAGATTATTTTTTGCACTGGGTTAAAAGTAAGGGCTGTTTTAATTTTAAGAATGGCTATATGCTCTGGAAACAGGGCAAGAAGGTTACTCTTTCTAACCTGGATCTGGGATATGAAAAAGAGTTTGCTAACCTGGAAGATGCTTATGAAAATGGAATGATGGATGATGTAAGCATTAAGGACTTTTTGAAAGATGCCAGGGATGACTTGCTGATAGGGCACCTTTCAATGGCATAACTAAAGCACTTATATTACATTGAGCCTAAGAGCCGATTGTTACACAGTATGTGTAATAATTGGCTCTTTTTGTTTGAGAAAGTGAGGATAGAAAAAATGGGTGGAAGAGGATCTAGCTTTGGTGGATCTAAGAGAGGTATTTTTGGAAATGGTGGATCCGGCAAACCAGCAAAGGACTTGCTACCGGTGCAGCTTAACCGGACAAATGTAACAGGTGATAGGCAGAGAATGCTGGAACACTTTGCACAGATCCATGCTGGCCGTGGGCATGAGTTTGCAGCTCTGATGGATGAGAATGGTTTTGTTACCAGCTATCTGGAAGGTGAAAGTGGATCTGTGGCAATTCCAAAAGCAAAAGTAACTGAGAGCACACATATTACCCACAATCATCCACATCATGGATGGGGTAACTTCTCCGGTGAAGATATCGCATATATGATTGACAGTGGAGCAAGATCTATCAGTGCAAGCTCTTTACCGCTTACGGATAAACAAGCTAAGAAATGGGGAGATAGTGCTTCTAGGAGAAGAGCTGGAACATATACCATTGAGCGTGGTACTCATTTCAATGGATCCGGTTTATATACAGCTATTAAGACTTTGAAAGTAAATGATAAAGATTATGATAGACAGCTGGCCAGATGGCTAAAAGCTAACCAAAAGACTTATGGTTATACTTACAGCTATAAGCCAGCTAAATAAAGTGGGTGATTAAGTGAGTAGACGGAGCATACAAAAGGATCTGGCTAGGCAGAAATCAAATGCCAATTTGAGGAAAGCTCCAAACCTAAATGAAAGACCGGAAGCAGAATTTAAGGCACTTTCTGCTAAGGGTGGGAGAGCAAGCCAGGAAGCCAGGAGAAGAAGAAAAACATTAGCAGAGCTTGCTATGGCTATGGGTGATGCAAAGATCAGTAATGAGCTAACCAAAAAAGCCGTGGCAGAGCTGGGCATTGAGGAAGAAGAGCTGACAAACAATGCAGCTGTTGTGGCTTCCGTGTATCGTTCTGCTCTCCGGGGCTCTATGTCTGCTGTGGATAAGTGGGAAAACCTTACAGAACAGGTGAAAGCTGATAACAAGGAGTATTTCTTACCAGCTTACCAGCTAGGTAAGGCTTTTGTGGATATCAACAGAGCCGTTGAACCTAACAAAGAGTATGTATTTAAGGGTGGCCGTGGATCTTTGAAGAGTTCCTATGTAGGCTTCAAGGTAGTTGAGCTGATAAAGAATAATCCGCAAATGAATGCGTGTGTTGTGCGTAAAGTATCAAACACACTGAAAGATAGCGTATATGCACAGATAAAGTGGTGCATTTTACAGCTGGATCTGGAAGATCAGTTTAAGTTTACTACTTCACCAATGGAGATCATTTATAAAAAGACCGGGCAAACAATATACTTCCGTGGTGCTGATGATCCGGCAAAGCTGAAATCAATCAAGCCGGCTATGGGGTATATTGGTATCTTGTGGTTTGAGGAAGTTGACCAGTTCAAAGGTGATGAAGAGCTGAGAAATATCCAGCAATCTGTGCTCCGTGGTGCCGGTAATGCGTTTTATCTGTTTAAGTCTTACAATCCACCTAAGAGCCGGAGTAATTTCATGAATAAGTATGTGCTTACACCAAAAGAAAATTTGGTGGTGCACAGCTCTAACTATCTGGAAAGCCCGGTGGAATGGCTGGGAGAGTTCTTTCTTTCAGAAGCAGAGCACTTAAAGGAAGTACAGCCGGATGCCTATGAGAATGAATACATGGGTGTTGCTAATGGTGCTGGTGGCCTTGTCTTTGATAATGTGGAAGGTAGGACTATCACGGATGCAGAGATAGCCACATTTGACAGAATACACCAGGGTGTTGACTGGGGATGGTACCCGGATCAGTACGCATTTCTCCGTATGCACTATGATGCAGCCAGGGAAACAATATACATCTTTGATGAAAACTATGTAAATAAGCAGAGCAATGAGCAAACCGGCAAATGGATCCTGGATCATGGGTATGCAGATTATCCGATTATCTGTGATAGTGCAGAGCCAAAGAGCGTAAATGATTATATGGATCTGGGTATTCCAGCAAGGGGAGCTGTAAAGGGTGCCGGATCTGTGGAATATGGATTTAAGTGGTTACAGAGAAGAAAGATCATAGTGGATCCGGTTAGATGTCCTAACACATATAGAGAGCTGATGGATTATGAGTATGAGAAGGATAAAGAGGGTAATGATATAAGCGGTTATCCAGATGGTAACGATCATGCAATCTCTGCTCTGAGATATGCAATGGAGCCATTGTTTAACAGGAGAGGAGCAAGTGCGTAATGGGTTTCATATCATGGATTAAAGGAGTGATGGAGAAAATGTTTACAGATGAAGCAAAAAGAGACTTTGAAACAGATGTTATCACAAGCCCGGAAATGCGTGAAGCCGTAAACACATGGATGGATGTGTATCGTGGTAATCCGGCATGGGTTACAAAAGATAAAGTACGCACAATCAAGATGGCCAAAGCAATAGCCAGCGAAACAGCAAGGCTTATCTCTTTGGATATTGATGTTCAATTTGATGGAGTGCGTGGCCAGTATTTTACGGATTTCTGGACTAACAGCGTAAAACCTAAGCTCCGTAATTGGATTGAGTATGGCTGTGCAGCTGGTACCATGATCTTGAAGCCTAACGGAGAAGGTGTTGATTTCATTACTCCGGATCGGTTTGAAATCGTTGATAAAGATGGTAACGGCAATATTTCCGGTATCATCTTCCAGGATAGATACGCACAAGGCCGTAATTATTACACAAAGTTAGAGTATCACAGATTTGTGAAACAGCTTGACGGTACCAGGGTGTATCTCATTTCTAACCGTACATATGTAAGCACTTCTGAGCATACGATAGGCCAACAGTGCAACATTGAAAATACCAGATGGAGTAATCTGCTTCCGGATGTGGCAATCAATCAGAAAAATGGTTTGGGTATCCGGGGTATGCTCTTTGGAGTTATGGTAATGCCAAGTGCCAATGATGTGGATGTGGATAGCTGCTTAGGTACTTCCATCTTTGCAGATGCACTTGAAGAGCTCCGTGATTTGGATGTAGCGTACACCAGATCCAATGCAGAAATCTTTGATAGTGAAAGTATTGAGCTCATTGATGATAGGCTTCTTTCTATGGCCGGTAGCAAGGTGGGAAGCTCTCAGCTTAAACTTCCTCATCATGTGCACAATGTTTATGGCTCCAGCGCACAGGAGTTTTACCAGTGCATTGATAGACAGCTCAAAACTTCTGAAAGAAAAGTTGGTATTGACCAGCTTCTTTCCATGATCGGCTATAAGTGTGGGTATTCTGATGGGTACTTTGTGCTGAATCAGAA